TATCATTTAAAACTTCTTCTGTAAACTGGTCAACAGTATAGAAGTGATAATCTACTCCATCTTCCTCGTTATCTCTCATAGGGCGAGTAGTACATGAGATGATTTTGTTCAGCTCATGATTCTCCTCACAGACGGCCCGCAAGATAGTATCCTTACCACTACCGGCCTGTCCTATAATTGCTATCATTTTGAAAGGTTTCTCAGATTTTTCAGCCATTCTTTTATCTCCTCTGTTGGTATATCTTTTTCCATTTCTAAAACTGGAAGTAATAAGCAATCTAATAATTCATGTGCTTCTTTTATGTATTTTTTGTCAATTTTGTTGATGATGATGATCCCGTTGCCGGGAACATCAATCATACTGAGACAGGCGAATAGGAGGGCTTCATAGAGAAGATAACAATTTCTTTCCATATCATCATACTCATTCATCTTCAGCTTCTCCTTGATAACGCTCGTGTCTTAAAATCAAATCACCATCTTTTTCAATTTCATCAATCTTATACAAATGATGTCCACCAGATGATGCATACTTCTTAGCAAAGAACTCTTCTCCAGTTCTTATACCTTGTACTACTATTTTACTTCCTCTATTGAACCAAGACTTTTCTTTAATTGTCTTAGTTCCATCGGGGTTCCTTACTGAGATTTGCTTGTCATATAAACTAAACAAACCCTTTGACATTTTTACTGTTACTACTCCTGTCGGGGTCAAAAGTGACACAGTGGACTTGTTCTTGTCCTTCGCGATGCAAGTGCCGCAAATCTTCTTAAGAACAAACATCTTAATCTCTTTATCACCCTTTACAAAAGTCCTATCTACTACTGGGTCTTCTGGCATACTAAAGAAGTCTGCAAAACTATACTTTGCTGCATTTACTCTTGACAATGGATGCTCATGATAATAGAAACACAATGCATCCATTTCCCAATCCGATATAGTTCCTTTTGCATATTTATTCCAATCATCCAAGAAGATTAACTCATTTAACTTAATCAAAGTTTCTTCTTTATTTTTACTTAACCAATCTCTTAATGTGTTCATATACTTCTGGTATACATTATCCCAAGAAGTTTTACTTATTATAAAATCTTGGTCAACTAAATTATCTGCTCCAATTTCAATTAAGAAATTAATCGCTCTTTCGTCAAGTTTATACTTATCAGTTCCAAACTTACACATAGCTTTTAAATATCTATTAAATTCAAAAACTCTAACCGCAAGTTTCATATCTGCTTCTTCTGTTGGCACAAGATTATACTTAATCAATCCCGCCATATTCTGCAAAGTCAATCTCTTTTTCTTATCGCATGTATTCCATATAAACCAAGCCATGCATATCTTTCTTTGCATGAACGCATCAAACGCTCCACCTTTAATCAAAGATACCATAACCTGTTTAGTTGGCTTAACTCTGTCATAAAAATCTTGAACAGAACTATATGGTCTATTCTCAATAATCTTCATAACAATTTCATCGCCAACATTTGCCAAACTTTTTAATCCGCAGAAGATTGAACCATCTTCCTTGTTTGGTTTAAACTCATAAGCCGACTTATTTATATCAGGGAGTTTTACCTTTATCCCTGAATTTTTCATCTTGTTAATTGTGATTGCGACCTTGTTATAATCTGTACCAGTTCCAATACCACCAGAATCTGTGATCGCGCAAGCACAATTCCAATAGATAATGGGATAGTTGAAACATAAGTTCATTTCTTGGAGTCCTATCAACGAATAGGCCAAAGTGTGAGACTGGTTAAATCCATAACCCTTACTCATTGAGATAAGAACTTCCCAAACATATTTTGCAAAGTTTTCTTTAACTCCCTTTTCCTTTGTTACTTGATAAAATTCTTTTGTTAATTCTTCAAATTCTTTAGGGTTTTTCTTTGCAATAGACTTTCTTAACTTATCTGCCCAAGTAAGCGAGAAACCTCCAAGTGCGGGCAGTTGTACTAAACTCATGAACTGCTCCTGTGCTATACACAAACCGTAGGATATACCTACTATCGGTTCAAGAATAATTTTTTCATTTATTCCCAAACCATAAGAAGCCAATTCTCTATCCCAGGCACTCGGATCTCTCTTAAATCTTGCTAACTTGTCTGTTGGCATTTCTGTTGAACCAGGCTGAGCCATAAGTCTAATTGTTGAGTTCAAAATCGCCAAATCATCTACCGAAGTTGGCTTAAGAGTTGCAATACCCTTAATTCCACTCTGCTTCTCCATCTGAAACAATGACTGAATCTGATGATTCCAAATCATTTTCCACATATCTTGATTATCTCTATTAAGTTTATAAATTCCGATAGTATTTTCATATCTATCTCTTAAACTTAAATTTTTATCAATATATCCATCTTCTGTCAATAAATCAAGACAAGTATGTATTTTATCCAAAGCTTCAACTGAAAGGAGGTCATACTTAATCAAACTTACTGCTTCATCATCGTGAAGGTCAAACTGAGTTATAATATCTCCATTCGGCGCTCTCATTAATGCTGTTGAGTTAGTGAAGTCTTCATCAACGAAAATAACTCCTCCAGCGTGTTCTCCAATTCTACAAATAAGTCCTTCTACTTTTTGAGCAACTTCCCACAATTCTGGATTGTTATTCATTTCTTTAACAAATAATGGAACTGGATCAAAACCATTTTCTTCATCACCATAATAACACTGGTGTAAAGTTCTAATCTGTCCTCTATCTGCCGGAACAAGTGAAGATATATATGCAGCCTCATCTACATCTATGCCCAAACCACGAGCTGCAGTTTGAATTGCTGACTTTGATTTCTCTGTACCAAAAGTAGCAACATTACATACTCTATCCAAACCATAAACTTCACGAAGTTTATTAAGTACATCGCCTCTGCGGCCGCCCTCGATGTCGACATCAACATCCAAAACAGATACACGATCAGGGTTCAAGAAACGCCATGGGAAAGTTTTTGTTGTTTCCGCGAGAGGGTTGATCTGGGTTATACCCAATACATACAACAGGATAAATCCTACACCGGAGCCACGGCCGCACCCTACCAGTGAACCTGCCTCCCAACATACATCAATAATTCTTTGGAGATTTAAGAAGTATGCTGACCATTCTGCATTGTTTACTCTTGAAGAAGTCCAAGTCATTTCGAGGTTATTATTTATTTCATCATAAGCCTCTTGGTTTTGCAAATCTTCATGGCTTTCTATACCATTTATAATTGCATCTACCAACTTCTTATCAGAGTTAAATTCGGAGTTATTAAAATCTGCCAACTTCGGTATGAGCTCAATATATTTCTTCTTCTTATCTTCTGGTACATACTTCTGTTCAACCCAAGGTAAGTTAGGTATCTTCAACTCTTTTGCTAATTCATAATCTTCACATTTGTCTTTAATTTCTCTTATTGCTTCATAAGCCTTGTCAATTTCTTCTCTTGTAAAATAATCAAAGAAACTTTCAATTTCTTCTGTACCCATCATATAAGTTGTTGCATAAAATTCATCAACCTCTCTATCACCCTCTTGGGAGTTGAGATAAGCCTTGTGAATCGGTGCATCTTCCTTCTTTAAATAATGGCTATCAGTTGTTATTATATATTTAATATTAAGTTCTTCACTTAATTTCTTTAATACCTTGTTTACAATAATCTGTTCCTTATTTTTGGAAGGCTGCATCTCTAAATAAAAATTACCTTTACCAAAAATATTCTGAACATTTAAACACCAACCTCTAATATTTGTATACATCTGTTCTGTTGGGTTGGCTACATATCTTAAAATGGCCTTAGGCAAAAATCCTCCAAGACACGCAGTACTTGCTATTACATGACCGGGGTTTGCTCCAACTACATCTATCAAATCCTGATAATATGTTGGTACTCTTCTCATTCGTCCATTCATCCATGAACGAGCCCAAGCTCTTGAAGATAATTCTCTAATCTGTCTATGGCCTTCTGCGTCCTTTGCTAAGAGAATGAAGTGATAATAACTATCTTTCTCTCTATCAAAATTTTCCGCAGTTAAACCATCTCGACAAAGATATATCTCATTTCCTAAGATTACCTTAAATTCGGGGTGGTCTTTCTTAATTTTCTTATATTTCTTTTGTACTTTAATTGCATTAGCTACTGTTTCATGTTCTGTAAATGCTACGCACTCATGACCCAACTCAATTGCATAATCGATGACATCATCTACTCTATTGATTGAGTCCCTGAGACGCAAGTTACTAAAATCTGTGTGATTATGTACTGAACCCGGGTATCCCTTCATCGAGTACACCTCTTTCTCTTAATTTTCTTACCTATATATTATAACATATTTTATTACTTTTGTCAAATCAGATTATTTTTACTAAGCATATTCAAGTATGTCGCCTATATCACAATCTAACAAAAAACATAATCTTCCTATATTTTCTAATGAAACTTCTTGTCCATTTCGAAATTTAGTCAACGTACTTTGACCAAATAAATTTAATTCTCTTATTGCAGAAGAATTATATCCTTTCCTTTTTAATTCTTCCATAATGTTTATTTTATATTTTATTTGTTTTTGATTTTGCTCATAATGTTTTTTTGTTTTCAAAAAAGAAACATAATTAACACTTGGAGCATTTTTAATATTATATCCATTATTTATAGAATCATATTTTAGAATATATTCATTTTCTTTTTTATTCAAATCTTCTTCTTTACACAACTCTAATATTTCAAAAGTAAAATTTTCTATTCCCTCTTTTTGTAATATTTGATCGAAATTTTTTGAAGCTTTATTGTTTAAATGTTCGTTATATCGTTTATTAATATCTTTAGATTGACCTATATAAGATTTATTATTTATTTTATTTGTATATTTATAAATTCCACAAAGTGCCATAATTTTGCCTTTCTAATCAATAAAACTATACTCTCGCAGAATCTGACCTATCTTCTCATAAACTTCTTCGCTATATTCATGATAGTTATCATATACCTCTGCAATTCGAGATACACAATCTAAGGCTTCATCTTTTCTTTCTCCTAACCAATCTTTATATTCATTACTCATAGAATACTTAATATCCTTTCTACCTTGTCGTAATGATCTATATCATCACGATAGATTATATCTATTATTTTTCGTACTGTTTGTCTATCATTTTGTAAGGCTTCATATTCTTCTCTTGAAACAGTAAAATATTTAGGTAATGACGAATCATTAATTGCTTTATTCATATATTTCAGTTTTGAAGTATCATGTACACATGTATCTGGAATTATTGCATCTTCTTCCAATGGAGTTACAATCCTTGTTTCTGGGTTATCCATCCACTTATTCAATTCCTTATCACATTTTTCACAAAGATCAACTACTTCATCTAAATCACTATGTGGTACAAAACCAGTTGGATGTTCTAATGCTTCTGCGCCACATCTGTCACATATTCTTTTTAGCATTATTTTCCCCTCTTTTCTCTTTCAGCTCTGTCACAATATTCATAACATTCTCCATTATATTTTGTAACCCCACTTGTATAATAGAATGGACATTCTTCTTTAAAACATTCTTTAAAATCATTATAAGGACAAATCATTTCATTACCTCACCAGTAAATGTCTTCTGTTTCTTGCCAAATTCCACCAATATACCCAGTCGGCTTAATTTTATATCCTCGCTCTTCAAACATTCCTCTTACATCTCGATAATATGTATTATCTTTGTTG